TTACCGTAATATACTAGCACCTAACCCAATAGCCAATCCGGCAATAATCCAATTCCTATTTTGGATTCGCTGATTGGCTTTTTTCAGTTCTTGCCTTTGCTGTGCTAAGAATTGATTTGCTTTCTCCAATGATATTTGAGCTTTCTGCAATTGTTCGCTTTGCATCTTCAATAATGAGTTGGCCTTCTCTAATTCGGCTTGCTGATTCATCAAGTTGTCTTTGGCTATTGCTAATTCGTTCTTCACTAGTAGTAATTCTGTCGATGCTGTTCCGGTTGAGTTCGTCACTTCTTTCAATAGTATCTCTAATTTGTTGATTTGATTCAATTGCAGCTGATTGTTCTGTTCGAGCGTCGATAAGTTGCTCATTAGCATTTCGTATTCCTGAATCGTCAATTCCACCTTTTCTGTTGATTGCATTGATAACGAGGTTGATGCCGATACATAAGAGTATTGTGATAATGATAAAACCAATATAGCCATGATGATTGGCAATAAATTTTTTAATTTCATTCATAGCCCCTCCCCATATAATCAGTAACAGCACGTGCAAATGCTCTTGCTGATTCTCTTAAATTGTTTTCATCTTTTAACCAGGCTTCTTCATCAGGATTAGAAATAAACGGTAGTTCAAACAGTGCTGCCGGGCACTCACTATTATTGAGTACATAGAGTCCAGCTTCTTTATCAATATCACCGTCGCTCCAATCAGACCGCACTGTAAGCATTGGAAAGGTATCAATCATTTGTTGCATAAGACAATCTGCAAACATATCCGATTGAGTCCAACCACGTGATGTATAAACCTCTATCCCTTGTGCAGTTTCGTTAAAGGAATTGCAATGAATGCTCAAAAACAAATCATATCCTCTGTCATTTGCAATGTTAGTAATATATACAAGACTGTCATCCTGGATATAATCGGCTTGTACTCCAGCCGCCATTAAATATTGTTGTGTCATAGCTGCTACTTTTGCCACTACATCACATTCTCGTAAGCCTGTTGGTCCTATGGCTCCAGGATCTGGTATTCCATTTGGACTGTGCCCTGCATTAATTAAGATTTTCATTTCTTATCATCCTTTTCCAACTTGTCCGGTATGCCATTATTGTTTTCATCGAGCCACAACGCTAGAAATCCAACAATAGCGGTTAAGACAGAAGGGATAAAAATATGGTCAATAATTTTTATCCCAACATCTATAATCTTCCCGGATTCCACACTCACATCACCTTTAATAAATACTAAGATATATTGAGTAATTACTAATAGTATCGGTATTAAAATCACTCCAATTAATATACGTGTTGCCAACACTCCTGTAGGCTTTATGTTGGCAATGCGTATGTTGTTATATATAGACTTAGCCTTATCTATTAATTTAATCATATATCACCCCTCATTCCAGATGCATTTTGTCGCAATGTTCCTGCATATCATCGAGTCTCTTGTGTGCTGATTTTACCGACTCTTCTAATTTTGTAATGCGATTATCCGCACTGTGGCTATCTTGCCGTAACTGTTTCATTTCAACTTTAATGTCATTGGTACTAGATTCAATATTATCTAGCTTAACGGTTATTGATGACAGAGCCGCCCTTTCTATAAGCCCTAGGATAATTGCCGCAATGCTGACAATCGCTAATAAGTCTTGCCAATTCACTCTGCCACCTCTTTCTGCAGTTTGAGTAATTCTTCTACCGTTTCCTTATATTCCCTAATCAGTGTTTCTTTATCTGTTCCCATTAACTCTGCTCCGGCATATCCACTTTTAATCACATCAAGGCGATGCATAAGTTCCATTTCTCGTGCTGATCTTATTTCTTCCGGACTTTGAATTACAGGAACAACTTCATAGTAGTCTTCACGTTCTACTATAGTAGCATTATTAGCATTACACCACTGGGCTACCTCGGTGTAGTTGTCTAGTTTGTCTTTATAAATCTTAGTCCCAATCATGCTTTATATCCCTCAGCTTTCCAATAGAAACCTTGTCGGTTATCACGCTGTAATGTCACTATAAAATTTGTATTCGTTGGTGCTTTAAATATTGCTAGCGTTGTTTGCGTACTCGCCTCTTGAGCTGTCCTGCTAGTAATTGTTAGAATTGGGGGGTTTCTAAATGGTTTATGATACGATACCATTTCTGATGTACTTTTAGTAGGATAAAATGCTCCTTGCTCACACCAGCCGTCACTCCACTCTCTCCAATAATCGCCGTTCGCTGGGTTGTGCCAACTGTCAACAACATAGCGTCTATTGAGCAAACCAGTAATGTTAGGAATTTCATCAATAAATGCTAATCGTCTAAACGCTCTATCTTTTACTGCGGTTGCGGCATTCCCCCCTCGTGCCCATATGTCCCCACCATTTTGGGCTATCCATAATTGAGCACACTCTGGGCTGTTTGAATACTCGCTCGGTGGTAAATTAATAAGCTGTCCGTATTGAGTAGGTTGATTTTCAAACTTTCCATTTTGAGCAATAAAGCAACTAAATAAGCCTTTTTGATTCCACTGAACATTTGACAAGTTAGTAAATGATGTATTATCTGGGAATTTATGCAATAAGGCTTGAAGGTTTCGCATATCATCTTCTAATGCAACTACACCTGTTTTATTTGGAATACGCACAAAATTCAATGTAGCTGTATTATCACTATTACGTTTAATAAATGAACCCATGTATTGAGTATTACTCTGTGGTACACCTTCAAATGCTGTATATTCACCTTCATCATTGTATAGTCGGATATTACTGTATGAGCCTGCACGAACAGCAATTAGTTTATTGAAGTCAGCATTAGAAATATCACGTTTTGAAGATAAATCAGAAGTGTTCGCTTTGGTATCAACTGCACGTTTTAAATCATTGACTGCTGTAGTACTTGCTTTTAGTGCCAACTGAGTGTTCACGTTGTCTTTCATCGTGTTCAGTTCGTTCTTGGTTGCTTTTGTGTCTAACTTCTGGTTAACATCTTCAAACAACTGATAGTGAGCGTCTAGTGATTTATTATGACTATCTACTTCAGCCTTAATATCGTTTGGTACACTCTGCTTGTAACTATCAAAGTCACTATTAGTCACATAATCTCCACCAGCGATTGCCTTAGTTTCATCACGGTACGCCCTTGCTTCTTCTGCATAGGTAGCACTTTGTACCATGTTGTCATTCGCATTGTTTGCATATCGTTCAACATCAAGCTTATACGCCAGTGTAGTTTCCATGTACTCTTGTGTTTTATCTTCATGAGCCTTTGCGTTAACTGCACTGGTGTTCGCATTGGTTTCACTAAGGCTTGCACTGGTAGCACTATTGCTCGCATTGGTTGCCATGCGTGTTGCTTGGGTAGCACTTGCGTCAGCTTCACTTGCCTTAAGTTCTGCATGTTGGTTAGACACTTCAGCGTCCCCTGCACTAACCTTTGCTTGTTCTGCATACTTCTTAGCGTCATTAGCACTGGTTTTTGCATTGGTTGCCTGTGTGGTGGCTTCATTGACTTTCGCTTGGCTGGCATTAAGGTATGATTCTTGGGTTTTCTTTAAGAACCCTAAGTTAACTGCTTCGTCATCACGTGCAGGGGCTTTGAGCTTCTTAATGTTCTTTAAGCGTGCGTCCCATCGTTTATCTAATTTATCTTCTTGAATACCACTATCAGCCAACCTGTCTACGTTTTCTTCATTCACATGTAGCAACTGAGTGTTAAAGAGGTTCATGTCCTTAGCTCTCAAAATACTACTGTCGTACCACTCAACGGTTTTGTCTGTTGGTGTTTCACGGTAGATTAACAGTAGTGCTCCATTAGTAGGGGTTTTGGTGAGCGTTAAGGTATGTCCATTTACAACATAATCAGTTCCCCATTGCAACGGTCTGCCATTATTAATGGTTGCCTTAACATACTTCACGTTAATGTAGTCAAACGCAAAGGTATAGTTAAGTTGACTATTTGAGCATGTCAAGTAAACTTTGGTCTTGTACGTTCTGTTGTCCATTTCGTTCCTTTCGTTTCTCTAATTTATTCTTGTTATATTCCTCTTGTTTCTTTTGGTGTTCCTTTTGTCTTTTCTTTTCAATATCAGCTTCATCAGCCATGATAGACAAAACGCCTTTAATTGGTATCCAACGGTCAATCGGGAATAGTCGTGTAAGTGGGTCATAATCAGCTTCTTTGTTAGACGCAAGGTTCGCCATAATTTCAGGCATACTTGCCGCCCCATTGAATGCTCTAAAAGCACTCTGTACGGCAGGGAATTGAGTAATAACATTGTATGCTAAGTTGTCTGATTCAGGCATACGGTCAACAGTAGTACGACTAGAAGTACCGCCGTTCGTCATTTCCCATGCGTCATTAGCGAATGAAAGACCACTCAATACACTACTTCTTAAAAGACCAGTAGCAAGCATTCGTTCAGGTGTGAGTGTCTTTTCAAGGTACGCTTGGCGTTTTTCCTCGTTGTCCCCAAAATACTTATATGAATTGAAGAATACTGATAACGCCCATACTGCCCCATTACTTAAAGCTGTAGTCATAAGAAGTGTTACGTCTTCACGTTCACGACTGTTGAGTACACGCCCTAAGTGACCATTAAGGGCTACCTGTGAGAAGTTCTTAAACTGAAAAGCAATACCTTGGAATAAGCCCCACCACCCATTCATTTTCTTTGAGGTGTTCCATAGGTCAGGCTGTAGGATTGCCTTTTGACTTGATAGGTCTAGAAATGCTTCTAACTTCATGTAACTTGCCATGTCCTCGTCTTGCCACTTAGTGATTGCCTTAGAGAGTGCGTCTTTTTCGTCCCCTAAGTGCATCAATCGTGTTCTTAAGATGCTCTTAAATTCCTCTGCATTGGTAATACCTGCTTCAGCTAGATGACGGTTGCTAAAGAGGTCCTTTCGCAATGTACTCTTGAATTCTCCTCTAGCCCATAACATCATCTCTGGTAAAATATCAGCTTTGATACCTGCAACACTCAAATGTGTTAACCGTGTGATTTGATTAATGGTAGACGTTATTTTGCCCCCATACTCAACAGCACTTTGAACATTACCTAAGATTTTCATAGTAGCCCCTTGCTGTTCTGCGGCTGTCTCAAATAGACTACGCTTAAGCTGAGGGTTAAACCATATGTGTTGTGCTAAGTCATACCCTAGGTGTCTATCTCTGAATTCTTTAAGTTGAGCGGCACTGAAGTCTTTAGAATACTTAAGGTTATGCAATAGGTCATGTAAAATAGGAACATAATGTGTTAATGCTCGTACTCCTACTTTACTAATACCGCCTATCATTTCAGCTATCTGGTTGATACCAAAATTGAAGCCATTCTGTCTATACGATTCCCCTAAGAGTATTCTCTTAATCATATCAGGGACGGTATTAGGATTTACTGCTTCAGGGAATATTAAAGACCCGCTAGTTCTCTGGAATACGTCTTTAGTCTCCTCAAGTTCTCTTGCCATGTCTTTCATGCTGATTTTCTTTTGTTGTACAGCTTCAGCTAATTCACCCTCGATTCTCTCATAGATTTTCTTTAAGTCAGTCACAGGGTTATCAATGCCGATTCTTTTGAGTGCCATTGTACCACTGGAACGATTCGCAACATATGCCATGATTGTACTGAGGTCTTGATTTCTAAGGCTGTCATTAAAGGTGAATAAAGACCCATTAGGTAATTCAAAGACCTGTGTGGTGTCCATCGGCAAACGCCCTTGGTAATACCCCATACGGTTTGAGCCTGCATGAAGGTCACTCGCTAAGGCATCTTGACGGCATGTAATTTGGTCAGCCCAATGACCTGATACAACATCTCTAAAGAGTTTCTCATCTGTTGCTATTAAGTTTCGTACTACATCTTCCAGTTCTTCCCTATTGAGATAATGATTAGGATTTCCATCATATTTCTCAACGAATTCATAAGGAAGTCCCGCTCTTTTCATGATTACGTCCATTTCTTTGTCTGATAAATCAAGATTCATGATGTAGTCTGTCTTGAATTTATCTGAAATGTCCCCCCAATGAATTGATTCTCTAGCTACATTTTTCATATATTCAAAGAATTTCTTATCACTGCTAAAGAGTGTTCTCAAGTACCCCTGTTTGTCATAATCAATACGTCTCCATAATTCGCCTGCCCCTTCAAAATCTTTAGGAAGTGTACCGTTGATTTTATGAAGTCTTAAGTCTAAGTCTCGAAAGTCCTTAACTGCCTGCACAGCGTCATTAATTGCCTTGCTAGTTGATGTATAGTTTTCTACATTGTACGGATTATAGAGACTATCGTATACTCTATTGACTTCCTCATTAAATTGTCTTCTATTGCTGTTTGTATTGACATGACCTGTTTCAAGACACCATTTATTAAAAGCGTTCATGTAGTCGCTTTGAGGTTTCTCGTATTTCTTCATGAGAATTTTCTTCTGCATAGACACCGCTACATTACCAGTGTTGTTTGCTTCTCGTAACCTTGGGTCAATACCAAACAATTTACCTACTTTATTCATGGTAGTAGACACTGAGTTGATAAATACACCATAACGATTTCCTACCCATCTGTTTGTCTCAGCTTTACGCCCTGCTACCTGTACTACTTTAGAGCCGCCTAACTGCTGTTCACTGTCTACAACATCTTGACTTCTAATGTAACCTGCATTATTTTCTGCACGCCCTTCTTTTTCAAGTCTAAATGGGTCATACTCAGTGGAATTCTTAGCGGCTTCTTTTGTCAATTCCTCAGGGTCAGCATACATAGCGTCATTTTCAACTGCTTTAGTTATCAGGTTGTCTTCCGATAAGTGAGCACCATTGACAAACATACTACCATCATCAAGTTTAACTGTGAGGTCTCTAAAAGTACCACCATTCTTGATGTGTCTTGCAATTTCCATGAATTGAGTACCCTTAAGTTTACCCCCTACAATGTCTTCAAAGTATTCTTTAATGACACCTGTTTTTGGGTGTTTTTTGTACGCCAATGCATGCTTAGCAAGGTCTTCTATTGTTTCCAACTGGTAGGCTTCCATGAGTTTTGCAACTTTTGGCGGTCTCAAGTAAATAGCGTCAGGTTCATTGTGAAGATACTTCATGAGCTGACCACCATTGATTTCCCCCTTGATTTTAAGACCATAACGGTCATTAAGAATATTAACCAGTTGACTATCTACAACTTTGTCTCTAGCCATTGCACTCTGGGTAACACGTTCTATTAGGTCATCATCAAGGGGCTGAAGACCCTTCAATGGTGTTACCTTTTGAGCTTCTGCTCTAACCGATGGGATATTAGCCTGCATTTCATCAGCTACCCTCACAGGGGCTTTAGGCGGTTTTGTCTCAGTGAACCCTTCAATTGCCTTGTTGGTCATCTGGGTGACTTCCCCTTCAAACTTCTTCAAGTTTTCACCTTTTTCAACATAAGGGGCAACTAATGAGTGCCGCCTTAGAAAAGACAAACCTGCCCCTGCCCCTGCCCCTAAGAGGAATGACATGGCATAATTGTTGTTATTCCAATAACCTGACTTATTGGCAACATACTGGTCAGCAACATTGATAAGACCATTTGTCAGCCCAATTTCAGTCATGTGAGCCATTGGAGAAGCTAATAGTTTACTTGCCATGCTAAGACCTGCACGACTTACTAGTTTAAGACCAATTGCACTTTGACCAACAGCGGGTATCAAATTCAGTGGGTCTAAAAGCGTCCCTGCCACCATACCAGTGACACCCATTGCGGTTGTACTACGATTTTCAATTCGTTGTTCACGGTCAAAGTCTTCACCCTTCATTTTAGCAAGTAGAAGTAGTTGTCTTTTGTCCCATGCATCTTGTCTTAATTGCTGAAATGTTTCATAGCGTCTACCTGATTGTGCCTTATATTCATCTTCAGAAAGCCCTATTCGTGTCATGGCTTCTTTAAGTGTAGCGTCATCAAGGTCATTCATGAGGTCTTCCTTGCCGAACCCCATCATCTCGTTAGCCCCCATAGTGAAGTAATTTCTACCTAAGCTAACTGAGCCATTGTTGAGCCATGAGTTCGCAAAGTTATCCGCAAAGTCAGACCACCACCCACCACTGTTCTCATTAGCCCCTCTGGTGATATCATGGTATTCACTGTTTCTCTGTAGTGAGCCTTGAGAACCATAGGGTGAAATAGGGGCATTCTGTAGGTAGTACATAGGGTTAAGACCACCATAGAAGTTAGTATTCTGCAGAACGGTCATTGGGTCTTCATCATCAGTCCCACCACCACTATATGACCCTGCACTGCCATCACTATTGTTGTACAACATCTCGATATACTTAGGGATAGTGGTGGTGAAGTAGCCATTGTCATGTAAAATTGTGGCATATTCTTCAACGGTTTTTGCATTATATATCTCAGGGTAGTAATCATAGAAGCTTCTCTTAATATCCGCATACGCTTCCTCAGGTGTTGCATATTCCTTGTAGTATGCCCCACCTTCTTTTGGCGGTTGTCTTGCCCCTGATTTATTTGGTGTCATGCCTTGCGTTAGACCACCAGGGTTATTTGTTAATAGGAATACCTTACTTGTACCATCTGTTGATTCCCCCTTATGTTGCCATAAAAGGAAGTCAGCAAAGGTTTTACCTTTATCAGCGGTTGCAAGGTCATGTATCCGCTCTAAAAACCAATGTGCCATTTGTCTCCTTTCTAGTCTTTTACGTCTACGCCATCAACATAGTTTTGAATAGCGTCTATGACTTCTTGTTGACTGTAGTTATTTGTACTGCTACTTCCTTGTTTTGCATATTGGTCTGTAGCATAGTTAACATCATTAATAATTTTGTCTAAATCATAGGATTTAAGACCATCAGGCGTGCTAACACTTAGATACATTTGACTACCATTAGAATTCCATGTTGCCTTATATCGGTACTCATTTGTGTAATAATTCATGATGTACTGTAGTGCTTGATTAGTTCTTGATGTGTTTCCGTTGACAATCTGCTGATAGTCAGTAGCAGGTATAAAGATACCATGCACAGCTACATATTGCTGTTGTACTGCAAGTCGTGCAAGGTCTTTCGATTGCTCCTCACTATAAAGACCAGTAGCATAATAACTCTCAGACAACTTACTAATTTTATTGGTTATATCATAAGGGAGACTATCAGGGTTGTAACTATATGGGGTCTCAGCGTCATAATACAAGTCGTACACTGAGAGGTCATTAACGGCAATATATTTTAAGTTGTCTTGTATTCGTTTGCGTTCATCAGGGTCATTCAAGCGTTTTCTACTTTCACGGTACACTTGTAACCCTTCCTGTTCACCGTTAGTATCCACTAACATTTTCAAGACAGTCACATCATTAGCGTATTGACTGCCAATAGCTTCCTCAATGTATTTACCACTTTTGCCTGCAAGTTTTAACGCCATAGCAACTGAAGGGGTCATCTCGCCACGATTAAGGTCAATCGCTAAGTGTTGACTAAAGTAGGCTTGAAGTCCCTTTCGTGCTAATGGCGTATTTACCATAGTAGCAACTGAAGCGTCATCTCCTGCCTGCACCATTTCATCAATGCGGGCAAGCATGACAACATTCATTTCAGCTACATTACCGCCTAAGGCTTCTAATTCCTTTTCAGTCTGAGGAACACCAACAACTTTACCTGATGTAACATTATTAATTATCTGATTGTACAGTGCAGTTCGTGTCTCTGCCGTGCCCTTAAGACCAACTTGTCTAGCCTGTCTACTTAATAGTGCTTTTTCTTCAGCTTCCAATTGTTTAGCTCTTGGTTCAATGAATGGGGCAAGCCGTCTGGCTTTCTCTGGGTCAGTCTCCATATTCTTCTCGTGCCAGTCACGCAATGCTGAAGCCGATGTAAAACTATTGAGTTCCTTTTGGTCAGCAACAGCTTGTTGGTTCATCATTCGTTGAGACTGAGCGGTTGTCAATTCAGTTAACGCTTTAGGGTTGATGGTATCCTTAATTGGTTTACCTCGGTAGTCAGTGAATTCACCTAAGAAGTTAACAATACGTTGGTCTCCAGTATGTTCAACAGCTTTCTGCATGATTTCCTGAAGTAACTTATATTCAAACTCAGGGTCTTTCCCTTGTGTCAAATTGACCTGTGTCATGAATGGCATGAATAGCTCTCTGAGTTCTTCATCAGTGATATCCTTACGATACTGAAGACCCCTAAAAATATCATCTGCCTGAGACAAAAGGGTAGTAAAGCGGTCTTGTTGGTACTGCTTTTCCTTTTTGTCTAGGTAGTCTGAAGACACATTTACAACGTTTTCAGCCTGTGCGTCAAGGTAACCATTGTAAAAAGCATACTGGTTGTCAAACAGGTTTGGATTTTCTTCTGACCATTCATTAAAGCTCTTTTCCATGAAGTCATGGTAACGCTGTTGTTCTTCTTCAAGACTACCTGCTAGTGGCTGATTCTGAGACCATATACGATACTCTTGATTGAAGCGGGCATTAGTGTACTTCCCTCGTAACTGGTCTAACACACCAATAGCATACCGATTGTCAATCAAGTTGTATTCACCAGTGTTCGCTAAGATTTGAGCGTTAGACAAAGTTTGTTTCTCTTTATCCGATAGCTTCTCAAAGTATTGAGGGGCAATTACCTTAGCGATTTCAAATTGATTCTTCTCATTTTGTAAATCTTGTTGCCCCATAGAAACGCCTAAGGCTTCTAGGGTTTTGCCAATTCGTTCCCTAGTACCATCTTGTACTGGTGTGACGTTCCAATTTTGCTGTACGCCTAACAGTCGTTTCTCATAAGTAACCTTTTGGTTAGGCATATATTGCTGAGCTGTGCCTATTGCCTGTGTAACTTCACTTGGCATTTACTTTTGTCTCCTTTCTAGCGTACGCCAAAACGTCTATATGCACTTGCCCCCCACTGCATGTTATTAGGGTCTTGAGCATAACTTCCTGAGTTGTAACTACGACTACTAAACCACCCTGATGTTGGCGGCATGTAACTATATTGTCTAAAGTACCCTGTACCAAAATACATTGCACTTGTTGGGTTATCATAAGCACCTGCTTGGTACTTCATTGTGCTGTACAAGTTATTACTATCAAAACGTGTGCGGGTGTCTCCTGCCTCCTGTGTTCCAAAATGAGCTTGCTGAAATGCCTTAATGTTCTTCATTTGGGAATACCACTGATACCCATTGTTAGCCATTCTAAAGAGTAGCTCACCCTTGCTCGGTAATTTAGGCGGGTGAAGACCTGCTGTATAGCTTTTGGTGTACTGAAGTTGCTGTTCTTTATTGAGGTCAATTTCATTGCTTCTTCTAGTGTAGGTATCTTTCTCACTCAAGGCGGTTCTCAACTTTTCAGCATGAGTTGCTCTATTGAGTAACCTGCCAGTCTTGCTATCGCCCATTTCTTCAGACACAGCATTTTCAACACTACCGATGAGACCACTAGAATTGATTTCTAACTTCTCAAGGTTCGCTAGACCAGTCTCAAAAGCGTCTCTCCGTTCTTCTTCATAGTTCTGGAACGCATAGTTCATGGTCAGAATAGCATTTTTAGCTTGCTCTGCCATTTGTCTCCCTTGAGCTTTCGCTTGTTCACGTTCACCCTTCCACTGGTTATAAGTGCCAATTAGCTGAAGCCCTAAGCCTAACCAACTCATAGCTCACTCTCCTTTCTAAATTTGTCTTGAACGATAGGTAACATTTCCTCTCCATGTGTAGCCTACAAAACTACTTGGTAATGGGCTACTGTTCTTAATTATGATTCTGGTGTCTGTGTTCTTGTTGTGCAATGGTACACGGAACGCCCCTGTTACAAGAGGGTGAAGACCAATGATGTTTTCTTCATGCCCTAAGATACGCCCTGTAAACTTAGCTATGCGTGACGGCTTCCCTACATAGTCAACACATACGGTAAACTCACCACTGTCAGAATATTGGAATTCGATTTCCTGCAAGACCAGTCTATAGTTTTGCATAAATGTAGTACCACCTTGGTCAGCCTGTTTGATATACAGTGTAGTTAACTCAATTTGCATTGTGTAGGCTGTTCCTACAATCGCTTTGACCCCTGTGAGGGTCTCTTGAGTTTTACACAAAAAGACACCATTTTCATCACTTTCAAAGGTTCTACCATCAGGCAACACTAAGAAATACGTCTGTGCCTTTGTGTCTTTGAAGTAGTCTTTAGCGTTCCATGTGTAGGTCATGTTGTAGTTATCAAATGTGCCGTTAAGGGTAACAATTGATTTACGGTCAATGAGTAACCGATATGGTTCACTCTCAAAGTCTTTCGTATTAAAGTTAATCATGAGTTTTTCAAGGTAAACCCTGCCGCTTCTCTTAATGACAATATAGAGGGTACTACCAATGAAGTCAGCTCCAATGATTTCACCTGAGAATACCCACTTAGACCAACTTGATTGTATCTTTTGTTCCTGAGCGTACAAATACTTGTATACGAATAGGCTATCTTTAGCCCCCTCAGTGAGAGCCATAATGAGATGTTCATTTTCACATGCAATGAGACCATACATATTATTAGGAATGTAATTTGGAATGTGTGACGTGATGTTATTGCTGTCTTTACTGTTGTTTCCATCATAGACCGCATAGTATTCCAAAATGCTTGCAAAGTTAGACCGTTTAGACGAAAAGTAAAGGTTTCTCCCTACGCCTATAGGTTTAATGTTGGTGTCATTCTCGAATTCTGTTACCTGCTTAAGTTGAACATTTTTTGGAGACAATGCACCATCAGCAGTTAAAATAAACTGGGTTTGTCTACTGAACAAATATAGGTCTTGATTAAAAGGTACTGCACTGAATAACTCTGATATTCTGTTGTGAGAGACGTTTACATCAATAGGGTCTGTATCAACGATTGTGGTTGCACTGTCTACCCAAAAGTTCCAATAGTCTCCACTTTTAGAAAGACAAACGGATTCCCCTGCAATAAGTCCCAAACGGTTGCGATAACTAAAGATGTCACTAATTTTTCTACCAACAAAGGAAGGCTCTGGGTTGCTATCGTTGTCCCCTGCTTCTCTGTTCGCCCACTCAATAGTTGTAAACTTGAATGTTCCATTAGCTTGTCTAATTAGCCTATGTGGTAATGTTCCATAGTTAAACTTATAGAGAATATTAGGAGCGGGGCATTCTTCCCATAAGAGTGACTTTTCGTTATACCTTAAGTAATAATCATCGTCCCCATTAGATTCACCATACACTCGTACAATGTAGCCATCTCTGTGTGTCCTTGGTAAATCGGTATATTTCTGTACGTCATGCTTGAATGCACTAATGGCTTGACTGTTGAAGCCATCACGAACACGAATGTTTCTATTAGTCATTTTCCAGACAATAAACCAACTTTCACCGCCGATATGATAAATGTCATACCCCTTATCACGCATTTGATTAACTAATTGTTGTGCAATGTTGTTCGTGCCGATTTGTGTAGTATGGCTTGGGTCTGAGCCGTTTGGTGTCTCATAACTTGCCACGGTACTACCATCAACGATGACTTCATATTTTCGTCCATATTGACCACTCTTAACGTATACTGTAGCACCATCTGCCCGCCCTTCTTCAGTTTTAGCCGATGTATTCATAGCTACTGTAGTGTTTTTATTTACGATGAACGTATGGTCAGCCATGGTAATTACTTTAATATCTCTTAGAGGATTACTTGTCTTTAAATACTCAGAGTGTTCAATGGTAACTGGCTTAGCGTTCCCCTTAACGTCCCATATTTTAACAGTAGACCCATCGAATGCCATGATGTACTGTTCGTTTTCATCACGGTTTACAACGTGAATTTTTGGTCTAATTGAAGTAGACAAAGAGAGTTCCGCAACGTGTACCGTTGGCGGTCTTTTCTGGAGACCATCAGCTTCAGTAGAAAAACCATTGATTTGTTCCTGAAGTTGTTCCATGTGTCTCATGATTGGCGGCTGTTGTGAGATACCACTGATTATATTTTTTACTACCTGTGCTATTCTTCCCATGATTACGTCCTCTTGAGGTCACTACTGATTTCTGTATTGTTAGCCATAGAAGGTTTTTCAAGGTCAATCTCATAGTTGAAGACAGCAATTTTAGCTACTTGTTCTTCTTGCATGAGTGCATTCATAGCCAACTCGTCACCTAAATATCTAGTAGCGAACAAGCGTGCACTCTTGATTGTGATGTACTCTCTAAAGGCTTCAGGAAGTTCTTCAAATGGTACTAACACAATAGCTTCCACTTCAAAAGACCCATCAAATTTGTCTGTATTATTCGTTACGTCATACACAAGACCACCACGATTTCTAAGGAAGTTCCCCTCACTACTGCTCACTCGTAACAGTGTGCTGTCCCATGCGATTTCTTTCGTAAATCTATCAGGATTCATCTGGTAGTTGCTAACGGTATTAAACGTATAGCCATCTATTTGTACTTGTCTATTGACGCTCTTGAGAATTCTATATGCATTGTCTACATCAATACTGCCGCTGTCTTCAATGGTGTCAACAGGGGCTTCACCAATAGCCGCTAAGATTTCATTGATAGCGTCCAATGGTGTCAATGGTGTCAATATCATAGTTGTGTCCTTTCAATAAAAAATAGGGAGACCACTTAGTAGTCCCCCTTGAAGTTAAACTAGATTAAACACTAGCTTTGATTGTACAAATTGCACTGGCTTCTGGGCGTAACCCGCCATGTCCCAATGCATATTTTGCAATAATCTGGTCTGCTTGGTATTCAGGTCGGCGTGCCTGTTCCAATGCAAGGTCTTTAAGTTTAACGGTTGCTAATGCTGTGCGGTGACAAGCAAGGAACGCAACGTCATTCTTCAATGCTGTTGGGAAGTCATGACCCTGAGGGGCTGTACCCACCATACCAGTTTTGTCTGCACCACCAATGGTTAAGTGTGGTACTTCAACGATATTAAACCCACATAACTTAGTTAAATCACCATCAACAATAGTAGCTACTGCACCATAGTCACGGTCAATTGCTGTCTTGTTAGCAATAATTGCGGAGATAGCTTCAGGTTTCATGTATGCGAAACGGTCAGTTGGTGGTACATAGTTATTACTAAATTTAGCTTTAAGTTCAAGTAAAGACTGAACGATAGCTTCACCATATTCAGGGTTAATACCAGTAGCCTTCACTGTTTTAGCAATTTTAACTGGGCTACCTGCACCAGTGTAGTTTTCGTTGGTTTCCTGAGTGAGTTTTGCAAGTTCTGCTAACATTGCACCATCAGCGGATAATGCAAGGGCTTCACCTAACTGATTCGCATACTCAGAACGAACATCAAAATGATTCATTGCTTCAAACAAGTCACTAATTAAAACATCGGCTGTCAAAAGACCATCAATGTTAATAACTCGTTCATTGTGTTCCATAGCCGTACGTTGGTCATCAAGACTGTTACCTACTTTGAGGTACTTAGCGGTTGTACGTCCCATTACAGGGAAGGAAGCGGATTTACCACTAGAAATAGTTTTAATCATGTGATTATTCATAACTTTAGAAGTTCGTGTGAAAGCCGTTAAGACCTCACCACTGAACACTTTAAGAAACATTTGTAACTCATCGCCAGTGTTCTTCACTTGACCTTGTTTAGTAATTCCTTGAATTGTTGCCATTGCTTAAATCTCCTTTGTCTTATAAATTAGAAAAATCTGTGGCTTTTACTTTTGCTTCAACTTGAGCACGATAAACCTTGTCATCGTAGTACCTTGGGTCACTGATGGCTTTTACCATTTCTTTTTGAGATTGATAGCCCTGAGTTGTACCTGTAGTCACTGTGCCGTTCCCCATAATGGTTGGCTTAGCAGTACCATAGGCATTACCCATTTGTGCCTTAAGACCATTGATGTGAGCCTTAATGATTGCAAGGTTGCCAGTCTGAAGAACACCGTTGAATGCGTCCATGGCTTCATTCCCCTGTGCTCGTACAAACTCTTGGATATTACGGAAGTCCACCTCTGTGCCTGCAAAAGACAAAACAGTATTTGCAAACTTTTCAGCACGCAATTCAAGATTGTCTAAATAAGCTCGAATGGCTGTCTTTGGATATCCTGCATTTTCCAACTTGCTTAATGTGGTCTCGCTCAATTCACCCTTGGCGTTGTACTCATTACTGATTTCATCAAAGTCGATTCCCTTTTCAGAAAGCTCAGTTTTGAGTTGGGTCTCCAGTTCAGTTTGACTATTCATTTCCTCTTGAACGGACTGTAGCTCAGTTTCCTCTGCTGTATTTTCTTCAGGTTGTGCGTCCTGTTGTTGCTGTGTGTCTGTTTCCTGAGTTGTCTCTGTTGTTACTTCTTGAGTACCCTCAGGCAATTGTGGTTCTGCTTCTACTGTCAAAGTCTCTTGATTAGAAGCTGTTGATATTTCAATTTCTGCCATTTGTTACATCTCCTCTCCCTGTGACGGTTGCTGTTGTAGTCCTTGTTCAGCCGCTTGCATAGCTACTTGTTGACCCATAGCCTGCTCTTGTTCAGCTTGCAGTTCTTCTTGTGTCTTCACTAGCCCGCTAGTTTCAATACCTAGACTTGTTGCAATGCTTGTTACAAGGTTGCTAACGTTCATCATTTGTAATGCTTCAGGCATTTGACCGACTGCACTTAGGAAGGTCATATATTTGTTAAAGTCATGACCACGCCCTAATGCTTCCATACCAGTGGTAATAGTAGGCTCTACTACACCATCAGGAAGCTGTACGATTTCACCCTGTGACATTAAGACCGCCATAATACGCTTAATAAGTGGCAATTGTAGTTCTTGAGACAAAATGCTATAAATACCGCCTAGGGTATCTTCAAGTTCACTTGCAACGGTTCTAATTTCTTCAGCCGTTACACGCTCAGCATTTCGTTGTACTACACTGCTCAATAAAAAAGAAAAAGATAGCCGTTGCTCCAATCTATCGTGATATTGAAGGGCTATCTGTAAGTCTGGATATTTACTTAGTTGTAGGGCTTGTACGTCATCTGCACGCCCTGTCACAAAATCGCCACTCTTAGCGTCTTGTAATTTCTTTGGTCTCGTTAACCCATTAGGGTTTACAAGGAATAATACTTTGGAAGATACCATAGCAACAAATGAGATTGCTTTTGATATATTTTCTAAACTCAATAAGTCCCCATAGTATTCCTCAATGAAAGACCGCCCATAGCTTTCACCATCTTGTTTGGTCATTCTTAATGGAATATAAGGGGCTTTATCAATTGGATAATTCTGTTCGCTTCCCTGAACGATACTCTCGTTGATTTCTTGAAATGTGACCCATTCATCTCCATTTCGTTGAATTTTCGTGTAGACCTCAATGTCATCTTCAGGCTTGTTATCAGCTACCAGTGATTGAAGTTCTTCAGGTAGTGCCATTTTAGCTACTTTGTCTAATGTAACGATTTGCAACACGTTGCCTAAAGGGTCACGCCTGATAACATATTGTTTCAAGTTGTACATGCGTGCCCCACCTTCAGCAGGTGGCAAGAATAACAAGCAGTTGCCCGCAATGAGTAATTGCAAGAGACACTCATTGACTGTAATACGAATTTGATTGTCTTCAATGAAACGATTCACTCGTTCTTCAATACGCATTAACGCTTGGTCAGCCTGTGCCATTTGCTGTTCGTCTACACCCATAGCTTGCAGGTCAGCAGGTGAAATACCTAGTCTGAAAAAGCGTTCGTTTGGTGGGAACAGTGCAAGGTTCAACTTGCTAGACAAATTATTAATTCCTCGTGCCCCTACTGATTGATATGGTTGCTCATATTTGGTCTGAGCATTGTCATTCTCTTTAGGGAACAATGCAGGAATTGTCAGTTTAGCATTAGCTTCCGCTCGTTGAGTGTATGGGTCTCTATCAGTTTTCAACTTGTTAAACGTTGACTTAGCGTCAGGAATTAACTGTAGTTTTTCTGCCATAAGCTACCCCTATACGTTAAGACCAGTACCGCCGCTATTAGAACCTGTACGGTCAATCAGGAGCGACTTTCGACTAATCTTATTTTTCTTCTTAGAAGTACCTAAAGTAGGGGCTTCAGGTGTTACTGCTTCTGTCTGAGGGACTAACTGCTGTGCCGTTACGGTTGGCTGTGGAATTTGTACAGGATTGCTTTCCCCTTGACCACCAAAACCTAAGACACTACCTACTACTTTGGTAATTGGTCTAAAAACTTTACCAATTGCTCTACCAACACCACCCATATTTACACTCTCCTTTCTTCAATGCAGGCATTAAGATAGTTGATAATTTCATCTCGTATCATAATGCACGCTAGTTTACCTTCAGCACTCATACTTTCTTTTTTCAAGATGTATTCATTGCTGAAATTCTTCATAATATAATCAGGAAGTTCTTCCGCTACTCTTGGGAAGTCTAATTCATCACTAATCATTTTCACCTCGTACTACCTTTAGAAACACATTAGATTTCAATTGAAAGCCACCGTGTCGCATGTAGCCGTTCTCAATAACTTTCTTATTGCTTGCCAGTAGGTTGCCACTCATGATAATTTGAGCATTCCATGCGTTCGCTAGCCGGTCTAATTCTCGCATTGCTTCTCGTTGAATACCAGCGTACTCAGGCTTCATGCATAAGACCAGTTCTTCAGTCACTACACGGCTTTCACTCCACCATATTTCGCCAACTTGAAAAATCAGTAGACCTACAAGCTCGTCATCTTTGTCATACCATGTACGAATTGCACCAGCCTCTTGTACTTCATGAAGGGTCTGTACGATTGCCTTTTTAGACAACAAATGATTGCACACTTGTTGTTTCTTAGCTATCTCAATAAATTTGTCTGCAATGAGACTATATTCAATTTCAGGGTGTCTTAACTTGTGGTCTTTAATCACGGTGTCCATAACCTCACCTCTTTAGTTTTCTTGTTGTAATAGCCTTTACGTAAAATGAAAGCTAACCTTGCGTTTCTCAATGCTTCTTCCTCGGTACTTCCATTGCGTTCATAGGTATCAACAACTGTTTCCCATGTTGGACTTTCATCAAGTATTCGTCTTGCTCTTACGTCTCCAATATGAGGGCAACCTTTGTAGCCGTCTGTGCTATCTCCTATGAGCGTTTGGTACAAATGAAAGTAATTAGCTTCCTCAAGTGTTACCTCATAAAACTCATTACGCATAAAGTCATATTGTTTACAAGGAATACATCGAAAGTCCTTATCGCCACTAATGGCTACATCGTTTTTACCAACGGTGATACCTACAACATCATCAGCTTCAAGTCCTTGGTACATCAATGTGTTGTACTCTTTGGCTATCCACTCACGCATAGGTTTGTAGCATAGTGGTCTTCGTAAGGTATTTCGATTAGCCTTGTAATCAGAAGACACAAGTTTCTTTCTAAAGTTATCGGGGTGGCTAAGACACATAACAATCTCAAATTCACCACTAATGTTGTAGTGTTCCAGTACTAAATCCACCAGTTCTTCAACGTGTTCATCAAAAGCTTCTTTAACATCATCAAAGAAACAATGAAGGGTGTACCTTCCACCGTCCCATTCGATTACCTGTTCACTTCTATTACATGCAACATACAAAAGCATGTCAGCGTCAAAAATAAGTTTTGTCATTTGTTGTCTTTCTAATAATCAGTAACTTTAATATCAAACTCGTCAACTTTATAAGGTTCAAACTCGTTCATTTCTCTACGAATAAATTCTTCTTCACTCTTTGCAATTAAGTCATTGTCCCTATAAATTGATACGTCCATAGTGTATTCATGTACCAATTTAAAGGACACCTCTACTTTTACCGTCTTTAATAACATGTGATTCTCCTTTAGTGACAATCAGCCCAATTCCTACCGATTTTACCTTCAGTATCAAGTTGCACTCTAAAGTTAAACTCGTGCTGTACATCACGTACTGCCTCTTGTGCTTCACGTACGACTACTTCGGCTATCTCTTGGGTTCTGCATGCACATTGAAATTCATCGTGTACCCACGCCATCATTGCATAATCGCCGTGCCAATCATGAGTTAACCCTAAGTCAGTCAAGCGTTCTTCTGTGCGTGTTATCCACCGTTTACAAATGAGTGCCCCTGCTGATTGCAATAGTAGGTTCAATGCACTGTGCAATGACCGTACATGTAGTTGTCTACCGTCAAGTCCAATGAGATATCGCCGTTTCCAGACACGTTTATGTCTAGCAATGCTGAACGGTGCTAGTGTGTTCTTGATTCCACTAGACAACTGCTTGATTGCTGGTGTGTTCTTTAAGAATTTGTCTTTAAGTGCTTTACCATGTTCTGCACTACCACCAACGATTTCACCAATTTTTGCATTACCACCACCATACAAGAATGCGTAAATAAATGTTTTTGCTTGATTTCTTGTTTCTAGCCCTGCATTCTTTTGGTTAGCCGTATGAATATCTCCATTGAGAATTGTGTGTGCATACTCGCCGTTGTCATAAGGGTACAAATAATGTGCTAGACACCTAAGTTCCAGTCCACTACAATCAACGCCAGCCTGATACCAGCCTTCTGGTACACAAAATAGTTCCCTACATTCTTTACCATATTCAGCACTCACTGCTGGTACTTGAGCTACATTAGGGCTGTTATGAGTGGCTCGTCCTGAGACTGCCCCATTAGGGTTAATTCTGCCGTGTATCTTGTTGTCTTTCCCTACAAGTTTCAACCACGCATTCTTACCTTCAGCCAGCTGTCCTAGTCGTTTAGACAACATGAAAGACTTACTGTAGAGTTCTGCTATACGCTTTACTTCATCATGAGCATTTGGGTCTTTACTTATTGCCTTTAGTGTGTCTTCATTGAGCTTAAGTTTTCGGCTAGTTTCCTCGCCTTTAGTGTCATACTCAATGTCATACATGCTGTCTAAAAACTTATATTTATAATGGTCATTCAAAATGTAGTACAGTTGTTGCCTGCTGTTCGGGTTAAACTCTTTGTATCTCTGAATGGGAACACCTGCTGTATACCCTAGGCTCTTGTTGTCTCTCTTTGGTGCAAATACTTTATCAGGTATCTTTGGGGCATACTTGCTTAGCTCATCAATCACTCTTAGGTATTCACCATCAAGTACATTCTTGAGTACCAGTGCTTTCTTAGTGTCAAATTGAAAACCATTGTGTTCCATCTTTTGACATAGCCATTGAGCCTTATGTTCAATCACACTGGCGTGCTCAGTAAATTTCTTTGAGACCAACTTGTTATAGAGGTCTTTGGTAACTTGTACGTCCTGTTCGCAATATGACAACATGTCCTCGTTAAACGCTTCCCATGCTTTCTCATTGTCTTCAGCATACGTTCCCTTTAGATTTCCTAAGCGATAACCAAACGCCTTTAAACTGTAGCGTCCAAAAAGATTACTAGGAAGAATACCACGGCGTACCAATGGAGCGTCATAGTCATTAATATTTGAGTAAACAAGGCGTGCTAATACAAGAGTGTCAACGACTTTCTCATGGTCAAACTTAGCGTCATACAATTTAGTTAACACTGGTAGGTCAAAGGCAATAACATTATGCCCGCATATGAGGTCAGCCGATTGTAGCTTCTTGATACCTTTGTCAATTTCATTTGGTCTATATGTAAAGACCTCACCAGTATCACTAATGATTACCATACAGTGCACGGTTGAGACCGTATCAAGTAAACCATCTGTTTCAATATCAAAAAATAACACTCATACTCACCTACTTATTCAAGTATTTCTCATAGCATTCAATTTGATAATTATTGCGATTCAACTCTGATGTATGCCATGAGTTATATCGTTTGAGCTTCTTAATACGTTTCTTGATGAGCTTCACATGCCAATAATTAAAGACCTCTGCCAAAAGACCAACTAAGTTTAGTAAAAATGTATTCATCATTGGTTCGCCCCCTGTTTAATTAAAGACCATGATGTTGCGATACGATTCCATAAAGTCTTCTGAAGGGCAATTTCATAGGCTTCAATAGGCTTTTCTGATTGTTGCAAGTCTCGGTTCAACTCATCATAGATTTCATACAAGTAGTTATCAAAACGCTTCACAATGATTTCAAAATTCTCTTGCTTCTGGTTCTCTTTCATTGGTGTTCTCCTCATCAAAATCAGGTACTCTTAAACGATTAATACCTTTGTCAAAATATAAATAGCCACCTAGACCAGTATCGCCTGTACATCTACATTTCAATATGCGTACCTTAATGCGATTCTTTTCACTGTACTCAGTGGCTTGTTGATTTCTTTCAAGTGCTATGATGGTGTCTGAAAGCTGTGCTAACGATTGACTACCTCTTAAGTGATTCAGACTGATTACGCCACCTTCTTCATGGTTGCTGTTCTCTGTTCGCTTCAGGTGACAAATGGCAACAAGCCCTACGCCTGTTTCCTCAACAAGAGAGCGTAAGCGTGTCATCAGCACGTCTATCAGTTTTCGCTCGTCCTTTGTGTCTATGCCGCTAACGGCAATACTCAAATGGTCTAAGACCAAAAAATCACATTTTTCAGACACCGCCATAAAACGCATAGCACTTAATATTTTGTTTTCTGCTAGACTACCAAAATGGTTATACAAGACAAACCGCCCTGTCCCTAGGGTCTCATCAAAGGCTGTCTTGTATTCGTCTTCGGTTAAGCCTTGCCGTGATATGTGAAGGGGTTTTCCTACATGAATACTCATGATACCCTTGGCTGTTCTTCTTATGTTTTCTTCCAACATCATCACGCCAATTCTTAAGTTTTTATTCATAGCAAGGTCATACATGATTTCTCTTGCCATGGTTGATTTACCTATGCCTGTGCCTGCGGTCAGTAGCACGATTTCCCCTTTGCGTATTCCTTTTGTCATACTTTGTGCTTTTATGTCCCATGGTAGGCTATAGCCAACTTCTTCTTCAGGTTCATTCTTGAGTTCTTCCCATAGTGTACTGCCATTAACGATGTTCTCAGGGGCATACGCTTTTGCGTTCTCAATAGCCGCCATGAGTTCAACACCATGGTTAGCTAGTAGATATTCGTTTGGGTCTTTATGTTGCGTTAAGACCACTACTTTCAAACGGTCAGCGTCAAGAATACCCTCAATACTCTTTACAGCTTCCCGCCCTGATTCATCGTTATCAAAGACAACTACAACTTCATTAAACTGTTGTAGCCACTCAAGATTACTCTCGAATGCCCTTCTTGCACTTTTAGCACCTTTTGGTAGGCTCACCACTGGTACACTGTTGGCAAACATTTGTGACACTGTTAGACAGTCAATCTCGCCCTCTGTTACTATTAATTTGTCTCCACTACTGTATAGCTGTTGTCCGTAAAACGTATCACTAATTTTGCCTAGGACACAAAAAGTCTTATCTGCAAACCGCAACTTTTGACCAGTGAGTTCACCGTATTGGTCATAATAGTTAGCGACTTGTACAGGCTTTCCATTGTATTTTCCTTTTTGGTACTGATATTTTTTGCAGGTGTACTCTGTTATACCCCGCTTGGGTAGGTTACTAATAGAGGGTGACAAGACCTCTGAGGTAAATACTGGTGTTTTGCTTATTTGTTTTTCATTAAAAAGTGTAGTGCCACAAGAAAAACAATGGGTATGACCATCGGAATACAACGAAAGTGCGTCATGACTTCCGCAAGTTTGGCAAGGCAAATGTGCCTTTATTAAGGTTGATTCTTCCATATTTAAATCAACTCGTCATTAATTCTATCTTCAAATTCTTTGTATGTTGCCTGAGGATACTTGCTACACAACTTAATAACTGCCTTTCGTTGCTCAGGTGTTACTTTAGTTGCACTTGGGGCATCTACTAAAATCGTGTAGGCTTCCTCAGTGTTATCAATCTCGGCATTAGCTACTGCTTTCTCATCACGTCCCTCATGAATTTCACCTAAATAATTCACAAATGCGTGATAAGGGAAGAACAAGTAGCCCGCCTGTTTAGCCCGCATTGCCACTTCTTGATATGTCTGTTCGTCCATATTTTTGAATAGACACAAGATTTCAGTGGTGTCTTGGCGTTCTCTTAGCTTTCCTCTAATTACTGCCATGTTTCTCCTTTATCCACGCTAATGGTACACTGTCCCCAACATGGTACTTAAAGCCGTGCTTTTTACACCAGTCAGAATATTTTGTTTTCTTATTTTTTGTAAGCCATTGGTCTTTTTGGAAGATAAAACGGATATCAAGCTCAGGGTGTTCTTTCTGCACCTTGAGGTGTTTTGTTCGGTCTTCAGGTAGGAATAACCCTTTGACCTCAATAATGATTCCATTAGGTAACACAAAATCAGGGGTGTACTTATGGGTTATCGTATAAGTGTACGTTAATGATTCATACTCAAAGGCTACACCTTTTTTCTTTAGGTCAGCCTTGATTTTACCCTCAAAGTTGGAACGTACTGTTTTATCTACTCGTTTACGAAAGCCACGCCTACGGTTAAAACTCCATTTCACCATCGGCTAAGTCACTTTCTGTTTTCTCTTTTGTCTGAAAACCGTAGGTGTTCGCATTTTTAGACCCACCATACTCAACAAGTTCATTTACGCATACTGCATTAAGTCGCAATGTGACACCAAAATTCTTTCGATTAATCATGTAGCAATGTGGGGTACAGTTGATTTGTACCTTGCTACCATTACCAATAAGAGTTCCTTTTGGAATTGGTTCACCATAAGCGTCAAAAATAGGTACTTCACGCTTATTAAGCTTACCAGTTTTCTTGTCGATAAACTCATGTTTTGTCTTAGCTTTCACACATTCACGGACTTCACCGTTGCTCGCTGTGTTTTCCTTAATTGGTAAATTTAAGGTTGTCTTAGGGTCAAGTTTCCAGCCCTGTGCTTGCATTTCATCATTGAAAACATTGGCAAGGTGCACCTGTAGCTTAGCTAATTTGTCTTCATCTTCAAGGTCAACAACAATGGAATACCCAATAGGTGCACCGTTGTATTCCTCTGGGTTTACCACGTGTGCCCAGTACGCTGTGCCATTGATTAAGATTGTGTTTTGTTTTGTTGCCATTGGTTATTCTCCTTCAATTAAAGTGTCAATTCTAACTAGTGCGTCTGCTACACCGTCAAGCATATTTTCAAGTAAATAAAATGAACATTCTCCACCTTCTAATGCGTCTTGACATTCGGTGCATAGGTCATCTAATTGGTTACTAATCTTCATTAGCTTTTTTCGGTCTTTTGCGTCCATAATCTAATCTCCTTCAAGTTGGTCATAGAGGTCATTAATTTTGTCTAGTAAGTCATCGTTTTCTACTTCTAAATCATAAAGTCTATCCAATGCTTTAGACACAAGAATATCTAATTCTTCAAGTTCTTCAAAATCTTTTGGTTGTGTTCGTACACTTCATTGAGTAGTGCGTCTAGTAATTTTGTTGGTTCTCCCCCATCGGATAAACGCCATTCAATAAATTCACATATGATATCTAAATCGGCTACTACTGATTCAATCTTTTTGATATTGTCAAAGTCGTACATGATTATTCTCCTTATAATTCTCTCATAAGATTTCTTATTTCATGATGGCTATCTTCAATTTCTTGTTTACACCATTCAAGTTCATCTTTAAGTTCTTCTTTTTCAGCACATTCTCTATTCATCTGAAAGTCCACTTCTTCAATAGCATTAGTAAACTCTCGGTGTAACCATGCTGTTTCATCTAATAAATCAAGCAATACACTATCGCCTTCTCTGCCTAGTTCCCATTGGTTATATGCACGATTGCATACTTCATAAAATCAGTGTTAATTTTTTCTAGTCTATCAATAGGGTCATTTACCTGTGCTTCCACTTTCTTCACCTCGGTCGGTCACTTTTGTATACTCTTTTAATTCCTTTGTCTTCATGCGTGTATCTTTCACGACTTCCATTTGAAACAAGCGGTCACCTTTGTTAAAGTAAAACGCCTGATTTGTCAAGTTGCGTACAATCGCTTGTACCTCACCAGTGAAGTCCTCATCAATGATTCCTTCCTCGTTCGCTAATTGAATTGGGTAGTTCATTGCTACACTAGAACGCAAATGTAAACGTGCGGAATAGCCCTCTGGAATATCAACTTTAAATCCTAAAGGAATTAACTGAGACACACACTCATGCTTGCCACCAATACGTAAATCTTTAGGAAGTTCTATATCAAGACAACTTGCCCCTGCTGTTTTATACTCAGGTAGTTTTAAATCTGGGTCTAAAAGAAAGACTCCTAGTTTCGGCTCAGTAGCCAATGGTGCTTCTGTAGTTTCTACTACTGTTTTACTTGCTGTTGCTCGTGTTGTTGCCATGTTTCTGTTCGTTCTCCTTTACTGTTTCTACTAATTTATTTGCATAGTTAGCTAGTTTTTCATAGTCTTTTAGACCTTCTTTATTTCTGTGAAGGTACTTCTGAATGTTACCCTTTAGAAAGCCTTTGTATTCTTCATAGGTCATGTTGGCTTTCAATATGTCCCACGGTTCGATTCCTAGTTTTTTGTAATGGTCATCGTGTAGATTGTTCACTTTGATTTCTCCAGTCTTCACTTTTCCAAAGTCTTTTGGGTACTTTACATTGCCAATGGTAATGACTTCTGGTGCTTTGAGCTGTGCTTTCATTTGTCTACATTCAGCTATCCATGTGTCTTGGATTCCTTTGTGCCACTTGACTACACAGTCTAAATTTTCAATATCTTTCTGTGCTTTTTCTAAGTCTTTATCAATGCATTCAGAAAGATTTTTAAGGCGGTCTAAATCAAAAAACACTTTGGTAAAGAGTATTAATAAAACAACCATAGCAATGTAGGACAGTTCAATCATTTGTATTCAGTCCTTTCATTAATCATTCCCCTAAGATTCTTCACTTCTGTTTCCAGCATGAATTTATCAACTTGTAAACTTCGTACATCAATTTGAAGTTCCATAAGACACATATACACATATCCTGTGACACCTGCCATGATTAAGACAACAAGCCATAAAAATGTTTCCATTGGTTATTCTCCTGTTCGTATATCATTTCTAATATCATCTAGTAAATCTTCAAGTTTTTGCTTAAGTTTCATCAAATGCTTTACTTCACGACTTGCATTTGAGATTTCAGCTTCAGTGTTCATGATTGCCATTTCTAAGACAATCTCGGAGTTTCTTAATTTCCTGCTCGTATTCACTTAGTAATCTCCTTTGTTCCTTTTGTCGTTACTTGTGTCTTCTTGCACTTTCTACATTTGCACACTCTTTACCGCAATACTTCTGGCGGTTGTTTAGTGTTTCAAATACTTTGTTACAAATTGAGCACACTTTGACGTATACAAAAGGATTAATTGGACGTATTGGTTCTTGGGGTTTCTTTGTCTTAATTGCGGTGTCTATATCAATGACTTCATCTTTTGATTTACATGCGTAACCATTGTCAATGTAGTGCCAGCCTTTAGAATACCAGTAGATGTGCTTCTTCTTAGGGTATTCCTTATGAGCACATTCACCACCAATAGCGTCCCTTGTGATGTACTTGTAGCCCTGCTTTTTGGCTTCTTTATAGTTCATTCGTCCTCAACTTCTTCTGGCAACCAACAGTACGCCCAATGTACTTTAGGTGTCGTTTCTTCACTTGTCCAGTCTGATTTGCCATCAACAAAGGTTGTAAAGGGTGCTTCTGGGGTCAATGGGTCATATCCAGCATAGTGTCCTTTACCAGCATATTTTTTATCTGGTAATGTTGATACATACACACGTGCTCCAATAGGTACGTCATTTAGCCATTTGTTATGGTCAAGTCCACGGTTATCATTATAAAGGCACAAAGGTTTATCAGCATTCCATTGTACGTCTACAAAACATTTAGACAAATAAGAAGGTATGTAGTAGCTGTTTTCGTCTTCTTCATTTTCCCACTCGCAAAACGTATCGGTTTTCTCTGGTAATTTACTCCATACTGCCAATGAGCCGTCCCTATCACGTGTAAGCCACTTGCAACCGTTACTAATAAAAGTTTTCACTAAGTAATTACGCATTGGTTCTACTTCTTTACAGTGTTGAATGTCTTCATAAATGTCTAAAAAGTGTTCATTTTGTACATCTGGGAACAGTTCGTTATACTCTTGTACAACTTTAAATCCAAAGAATTTCTCTTTCCATACGCCTGTTGATGTAAGTGTTGGGTAGCCTTTGAATGCTGTTAAGTGATTCTTGTATGTTCCACCACTGTCACGTGTTAAGTACTTAAAACCTTGCTTGTATAGTTCTTCTAGTGCTTCTAATCGTTTCATTTGTTATTCTCCTTATATTCTTCAAATAACTCTATTGCCATAATCAACGTTTCTAATTCTATTCGTGTGTCATTTAGATTGCTTAGGCTTTTTCAGATAAGCTAATTATCATTCTGTTACTAATTCCTTTAGATACCTTAAAATCACTTGGTATTCCATTCGTTATTCCCCTCTTTACCCGTTGTAAGCCTTAGTGAGTGCGGTCAGTTCCTCTTCATTTCAGGTAGTCCAGACACATAAACTGGTGTTCCTTTTGGTAAACTTAGCCAGCGATTAGGTTTGACTTCACATGCTTCATCAAGTAGTACATAGGGTTCTTCTGAGTTCCATGTGATTTCTTGAAAAATATCTGCTATATACTTAGGAATTACCTCAGCAACCTCTGAGTAACTACAATCTTCTGTGTACTCCCACGCTGTTTCATCTTTAATCGGCTTTACTTTCCATACTTCTAGCGTTCCGTCCTCATCTCGCGTCATGTAGATATACTTATCTTCAACATATTTCTTAATTAAGGATTCACGACTTTTATTAAGATGTGCTAATCTTAGAATTTCGTCATCAATATTCAATAAGACACCGCATTTAACATCAGAAAACACATCAGTATCAGTAATTACTTCAAAATCAGCCCTTCTCATGTTTGGTACTTTCCAGTTTCCTACACTTGTCTGATATGGTTCACTTCTGTATGCAAATAGTGGCTTATCTACCTCTACTGGTTTTCTATCACGTCCAACGTAACGTAAACCTTGTTGTTGTAATGCAAGTAATACTTCTAGTCTTCTCATGTTGTGTTCTCCTTTATAAACCTAGTAATAACTGTTGTTGTCTTTTAGTTATCTTAATGACAACTGGTGGACTTAATAATAAAGGTTCTTCCTCGTTTGGGTTCGTCACACTTTCGGTAACTTTTAGAGGTTCTTCTTGTTTGTTCATATGGTGTTCTCCTTTCGCTAAAATAAGAAAAGACAAGGGAATGAAATAGTTGATAACATGGAGAGCAATTCCTTTAGTATCTTTGGTATACATTCAGAATTTCTTTAGTTTCCCTTGTCCTTCTTATAGATAAAATTAATGAAAAGAAAGTAAACCTTAAGTTTTCCTTAGGTGTACTCTTAGGAAGTTATTTTGGTCTTCCTTCTTTCCTGTTAGTGTGCCAATTAAAATTCCATACGTTTGTCTCTTAGTGGAACACATATTCAGACATAAGAATTTCACTTAAATCAAGAGTCCCCTTCTTTGGTATCTCAATTTCAGGTAGTTCTGTATCAAGTTCTTGTTCAACATATTCTTTGAAGCTCTCCAATGGCTTGTACTCTGTGTATAGCTTATAGAGCTGTTCACGCAATACACGTTTTAAAACTAGGGTCTCACCTAGGGAAGTACCAAAGCTGTCATGTATCGTTGTGTAGTTATTAAGACCAGCCTCGTTTACTACCATCATGAGATGTGTGCTGTCCAAACTATGAATAAAATTAGGGGCTACACCGTTTCGCTGATGGTTCTTATCGACTGCTTCTTTTTCTGTAGGCTCATCCCAATAAATACGTACACGCTTTTGAGCTCCTAGGCGTGTTTGAACGTATTTCTTCTCGATAGACAAATAGTTTTGTTGGACTGGTAAACCTAAAGGCGTCCACCAGCTAACAGCAATGTCAGCCTCATTCATCTTTATAGCTAATTTTTTCAAGAACGCCATTCCTGTAACGGCTGAGACAACAACATCCTTCACAACTTTAGCTATTTGTTTCGCTAGGTACTTACTTGCTGGTCTTGCTATTCCTTTAAAGTGTGGACTGTTGCGTACGATGTCTTCAAATAGCTGTTCACTAAATCCATACTCACCGCTACCATAGGCAAGTGTCATTACTGGTCTTTTGCATACCTTGCGGGTAATACCATGAGCCAGCCACGCCTGGGCAAGTGTACGTGTACCTGATACTGTCAGTTCAACTTCCTCAGGGTCATCTTCTTTTGATTTATACTTGTTTTTTGCAATTTTTGTCTCATCAATCGTACCTGTGAGGGCGTCTTGTTCAACAAGTTTAATAACACCATCGGCAACTTGCTGGTAAATATCCTCAGGCTTCTCATGTCCGCTCGTGAGATTTACTGCATTGCCACCAATAGGGTCAAGAAGCATAGCGCTATAGTGCTGAAGACCACTACACGTACCATCAAAAGCTATAGGTATTCTGCACATGTAGCCAATGATACTACCGCCGTGTGCCTCTTTGTATTTAAGACACTCAGCATACTCATAACAGAACGCTAGGAATTGCAATGGTTCATCTGCCTGTTCCCACCAGTCTGACACTAGGTAGTCTTCAGCGGTTAAGAGGATTCTCTGTGTGTTCTCCTCTACCCATTCACATTGTTTCGCATAGCCGATTTTATCGTTGCCCCATAGGTTTGACCCTTGAACCTGTAGGGTTCTGAAGTCTTCCTCATGACTGCAAGGGACAGGCTCAGCATATAACAAAAGGGACTTCATGAGGTCATCTCCCTGAAAGTTGAAAAATGGAATTGGATAGATACGCCCTCGAAAATCAATATTGCATGGGAAGTATATCTTTTCGTACTTTGAGAAGTCCTTTGCAAAGTTAACGGTCTTATACACTCGTAAAGCCTTTGATACTCGTGATAGTTCCTGAGCCCTTAACTCTTTGATAAGCTCTTTATGACGCTTCAGGTCTTCCTCTGTGTAGTCCCCTGTTAGCTCATGAGGCAACTCAATGGGCTCTAACTTCTCAATTCCAGCACGGTTTCCACCTTTTGAAACTAGGTAGTTAACCGCCGTTAAGACCTTTTCATTAATCGTGTAGGCGGTCTCTTGTATAGCGTTTACGGCGCTGAAGACCTGAGACAAATCCACCTCAGCCAATTTTCGTAAATAGTTGCGCCCTGTGCGTGAGCGTTGCGTTGTCCAGTCAAGCCTCATAAAAATAGCGTGATAGCTTGCAACGTCATAATATGCGCCCTCATTAAGGGAAGCCCATTTTTTTGGTGGTATGATGGTAGGGACAAACATATTCACTTTTGTACTTACGTTGTCAATATTTTCTCTCCATATTGAAACTAGGGTATCTGAAGCGATAACATGAATTGACTTTGCGTCTTCCTTGCTATACTCAGCCAGCCCTGTAACATCAATAAAGATATTTAAGAGCTCCATCCCTAAACAATTTAGTTGCTCATGAGTTGGCTTGAAAAACTCATATTGCTCATCATTGGTAACCTCTTTAATATAATTCCATTTGTACCTCAGAAGGTTTCGCTTTTTGAGCTCTTCTTCAATAACGCTCTTTTGATGGTACGTTGTAAGCTGAGACATAAAAGCGGACAACTTGCACTCATAAAAGAGGGCTATACCTATTTCACTCGCAATACTTGAGGCGGTTATATAGTGTTTGTTGCCCTTAATAACTGCATTGATGACGTTCTCAAACGTATAAGCGCAAGCATTCAAGACAACTTCATCATGTCCTACGGCGTCAACGATTGCCTGTAATAGCTTCTTATAGGTCTTTTGCACGCCCCGCCTAGGCTTAAGCTCATCAGTGAGCCACTCATCAATTGCTGTTGCTAGGCTCTCACTGACATAATTAAGTAGCCCCTTGCCTACTTGAGTTTGAGACGCTCGCCCCTTCTCTTGTTCCGTCTCATGGCGTTTAATGAATAGCTCTTTTGCGTATTCCTTGTACTGTCTTTCAAGGCTAATTTGGTCTTCTAAAGTGTTACTCATGGTCTTGTTCTCCTTTACTAAAACTAGGTCACTTTTCGCCGTATAAGGGCTTTTCTGTTGGTTGTCCGATAGATAACCCCTGAGGTGTCTCAAGCGGTCAATTTGCCGCCTTTTGGGGCTGAGGGACAAACCAATTTACCGTCTCATTATATCGAACATTTGTACTAAATAACATCTATTAAATAGAACAAACGAGGTGTATAATAGTACATTTGTTCACATTTTGGGTATAAAAAGAGAGGGTACATCAGTTCTCTTGAAATACCCTCTTTATTTGTTCGATGTTATAACACTAGTGCTCTGATTATTTCACCTATGAACCAGACACACCATACAAGTATTATCACATTGGCAGACACTCGTAATATTTCTTCAAATGTCCTCATATTGTTCACCGTCAATCTCTTTTCCTTGCCACTCATCGGCTCTCATTCCGTCCACTTCTTCAGCTTCTAGTATTTTTAACTCATAGTAAAACAAGCCGATTTCTTGTGTTACGTCCGTTAGGTTTCTACACCATAAAAACCGTTTGAAGTTTTCTTCTGGTGTGTGCTCATCATCTTCAGCCAACCACTCAAATAAGAATTCTTTTAAGATAATTCCGATGAGTTGTTCTTCCGTATCTGCAAAAAATAAATATGCTCGTTTTTCGCCATGTCTTTTCTCCTATCGTTCTTTAATATAAAAGTCACAATGTAAATCTGTAAGAATGCTATTAGCTGTATCTTTTGTTACTTCCTCAGGGACATTCACAGCGTCCCCGTCATAGTCCATATAGTCACATTTAGGGCTATAAACGTATTCAATTGGTAAGCATTCATGAGCCGTTATATGTGCAATGGCTATCAAGCATTCTTTGGGTGTTCCGATGTGGTATACTTTTCTGCTTCCTACTTTTCTGAGTTCATACTTTTTCATTTTGTGTTCTCCTATAAGACCATTGCGACTATTTTAGTATCGATGGCTTTGTACACGATGCCGTCCATCAAAAATACAACACCTGTAATTTTTTCAGCATTTCGTGAGTAATACACAACGTCCATATATTTTTTATGGCTCAAGTTTTTAAACTGTAAAAAAGTTAAGTTTGAAACGTCTTTCGCTTGGTAATTTCTGATTGTTCTTTTGGTTGTAATCTTTCTCATGGTCTTGTTCTCCTTTTCTGCGTAACTTTAGTGTGCACCTTGTAGTTAAAATATAACTTGTGTAATTAAGGTACGCACCTTGTGTTTAAAATTTTTAGGGCTTTCCGTCCCCTTTCTATGGTTTAATTATATCATGGTGTGTACGTAATGTCAACATCTTTTTTACGCATTTTTTATGTTTTCTTTTATTGTGTATATATGTTATAATATAAGTAACAAATATATTTTATATAAAGAGGTGAATATTATGAGTAAAGATATTAAAAACGTATATTATTATCGGTCTTTGAATAGTGACGGTAGATTACATATTAAACTACCCACTGAGTTGCATAACGATTTTAAAGTTATTGCACAAAAAGAAGGGGTGTCCATGTCGGAAGCTGTTAAAGAGTTAATGATACAAAAAGTAATTGACTTTCAAAACAAAAAGTAAAAAGAGGTGTTGACTTTTGGTGTGCACCATAGTATAATATAAGTAAAGATAGGGGTTAGCTTAAGACCCCAAAATTATTTAACTCTAAAGGAGAACAAGACCATGAAAGTAACTATTATAAAAGGATACGAAAGTGGTGAGGAGTTCACCGAATTGAAATTAATTTCGTGTTCTGAAAGTGACTGCATAGAGTATCTTTCAGACATTGGAGAGTTTGCCGATTTAGGGGTTGAGATTTCAAAAAGGGTTGCCCGATGTAAAACACTGAAGACACTCAATAAGATTCTTCAACCTTTCAATATCCGATACGAATTTACAAAAGAATAAAGACATAAAAGACCTCAAGAGTGAGACAATAAGTCAACCCCTTGAGGTCTTTTATTATGCCTATTTGAAAAACACTTGATATCCAAACAAACAACTGATGAAGACCCATAATGTTCCAATGACTAGTAATGTATCACTGTCACGTTTTCGCATAGCGTCCATCACAATGCCAGTCATAAAGGCGTAAAATATTCCTGCTACTATGTAGACTTCTGTATTGCTCATAGTCTTACCCCCTTTACTATTGGTATTCGTCACGGTTTCCTTATTTTCCTGCTTATGCACATACACAAATATACTTGAGGTATTCCCTTTACGGTCTATTGATTTCTTGAGTTATCCACCTCGATTACTTGTATCTTGTCTATTGGTTGTCTCTATGTGCACCACTGGTTATACTTCTATGATACACCAGTATTCTTTTAGAGGTTTTATACCTTAGTTGCTCTATGTTGTCTATTGGTCACTGGTGGACGGTCTTTTGATAACCAATGGTTTAAATATGTGAATAATCTTTAGTTTAAACCATTGGTTATCAAAAGATACAAGGGTTTAAGGGAAGGTATTCCCTTTGTTTAATAGATTGAGATACTGTTGTTAGTCTTGAGTAAGACTTTAGATATTACTGTATGTTAGACCATACGTTATACTGTGTTGATGTGTATTGTTGTTTTGAGATAATACTATGAGTTAGACTTTAGTTGTGCTGATGAATTAGCTAATGGTTATCCTAGGGAGTAACGCTGGTATCGACTGCCTTTAGCTGGACATGAAACGTCCCACTCACCTACGTTATAAATTGAATAATAAGATAGGAGAACAAGAGTAGTGAATTGATATGATGAGCTTTGAGACAGCCCTATGGGGGACATGAGAAATTTCTAAAGGATACATATGGGCTCACAAATTTTTACCAATTTTTACCTTTTGCCATATCTAGTGTTTGTCCAACTGTAACTATATGTTGTCAAAATATGAGGTCAAACTAATGGCTAAACCAGTGATTCCTGAACCATTCGTCAAGTTTTTATGTATTTTACCATAAAATTGTACAAAAGAGAATTTTTCAGGAATTTATTTTGATTAATAAAAGTATTTGAGTCCATATTAAAGACGGTAAAATAATATCGAAGCAATAACTTAATAAAAAATCAATAAAGCGGCTTGAAGCTACCTAAATCTTCAAACCGCTTTATTTTAGGATTGTAGTCTTACAATACCTTTTATTTTTATTGCTTAAAACAACTTAGAACAAGCTGTCTTCTTCTGTATCCAACTCATCTTTGGCGATAATAGCAACGGAAGCTACTTTATCCCCGCCTTCAAGATTCTGCAATTTTACACCGGAAATTGCTTTACCTTTTTTAACGGCAATATCTTTCATATCAAAACGAATAATCTTGCCCTGTTCGGAGATGAGCATTACTTCATCACTGTCAGTTACGATTTCTACGGCTACGACATCACCGGTTTTGTCGGTAATGCGGAAGTTTTTCGTCCCTTTGCCACCGCGTTTCTGGAGCGAGTATGCATCTTCGCTGTTGCGTTTACCGAAACCTTCTTCACTGATGGTAAATACCTGACAGGCTTCGCCCGATTCGGTAATCACACCGGCACCGACTACATCATCACCGGCATTAAGTTTAATACCGCGAACACCCTGAGCGGAACGTTTCATGAGACGTACGTCTTCTTCATTGAAACGAATAGCCATGCCTTTACGGGTTCCCAAGAGAACATCCTGATTACCGGAAGTAAGGCATACGGAAATGAGTCGATCATCATCAGCCAAGGAAATCGCATTCAAACCGCTGCGGCGAATGTTTTGATATTCTTCAATGGATGTACGTTTTACTACACCTTGTTTCGTTACCATTAACAAGTTAAGGCTATGGTCAACTGTTTCCATATCAATCATGGTCGTAACTGTTTCACCCACATTGAGTGGCAATACATTGATAATCGCTGTACCGCGGGAGTTACGGCTTGATGCTTCCGGTACTTCGTAACCTTTCAAGCGATATACACGGCCCGCCGTCGTGAAGAATAAGAGTGTATTATGAGTGCGTACATGAGAAATCTGTACTACATAATCATCTTCCTTCGTCTTCATGCCGACTACGCCCACACCGCCTTTATGCTGGTTGCGATATACATTGGCATTCATGCGTTTAATATAGCCCTGACGAGTCAATGTGATAACCATTTCTTCATCGGCAATCAAATCTTCCACATCAAGTTCGGAGGTATCAATCGTAATTTCACTGCGACGTTTGTCACCGTATTTCTGTTTCATATCGGTCAATTCGTCTTTAATGATACCGCGTTGACGTTCTTCGCTGGCCAAGATGGCTTTCAAGTCCGCAATGAGGATTTCCAACTGTTTGTATTCGTCTTCAATCTTTTCGCGTTCCAAACCGGTCAAGCGACGTAAACGCATATCCAAAATAGCTACGGCTTGTTTTTCGGTTAAACCGAATTTTTGCATCAATGCGTTTTTCGCGATTTCATCAGTTTCCGATGCGCGAATCGTAGCAATAACTTCATCGATATGATCAAGTGCGATGAGCAAGCCTTCCAAGATGTGAGCACGTGCTTCTGCTTTGGCCAATTCAAACTGCGTACGGCGAACGATAACACCTAAACGATGATTTAAGTAATGCGTGAGCACTTCTTTTAACGTCAATACGCGCGGATGACCGTCTACCAAGGCAAGCATGATTACACCAAAGGTGTCTTGCAATTGAGTGTGTTTATACAATTTATTAAGAACGATATCAGGCTGTACATCGGCACGAAGTTCTACCACGATACGCATACCGCGACGGTCACTTTCGTCACGAAGAGCCGTAATACCGTCGATAACTTTATCACGGCTTAATTCGGCAATGCTTTCAATAACACGGGCTTTATTTACCTGGTACGGAATTTCCGTTACCACGATACGATGTTTGCCCTTGTTCATTTCTTCAATAGTGGCACGGGCACGCATCTTAATACTGCCGCGACCGGTGCTGTAAGCTTTTTTAATACCGTCACGACCGAGAATTAACGCCCCGGTCGGGAAGTCCGGACCTTTAATGGCAGTCATCAAATCATTAACATCCGCATCCGGATTGTCGATGAGCATAATTAAGCCGTCCGCCACTTCATTCAAGTTATGTGGCGGAATATTCGTTGCCATACCAACCGCAATACCGGCCGAACCGTTAATTAACAAGTTCGGAATTTTAGCCGGCAATACAGTCGGTTCTTGTAAAGATTCATCATAGTTCGGCATGAAATCAACAGTATCTTTGTCGATATCAGCAAGCATTTCCGTAGTAATACGAGCCATACGTACTTCCGTATAACGCATAGCCGCCGCCGAGTCACCGTCGATAGAACCGAAGTTGCCATGACCGTCTACCAAGAGGTAACGCGTATTAAAATCCTGTGCCAAACGCACCGTCGCATCATATACGGAAATATCCCCGTGCGGATGATATTTACCAAGTACATCCCCGACGATACGGGCCGATTTCTTATAAGGCTTATTAGGGGCCATACCGGTTTCATGCATAGCGTACAAAATACGACGATGCACCGGTTTAAGACCATCGCGAACATCCGGTAAGGCACGCATAACGATTACACTCATGGCATAATCGATATAGGAGCTCTTCATTTCTTTATCAATCTGGACGGGCTCAATTTTCCCGTGACTCCAGGTCGTTTCCTCCAC